TGTAATACGCAATATCAGAAAGTACCCCCTTGCTAAAAAATAAGGCAAATGAAAAAAATTTCTACAAAAAAATCTTGAAAATCAGGGAGTTAGGCACAAAAAGTGCATGAAATTTAAATAGACAAACACAAAAAACTAAATAGCTTTGGGATCTAGGCTATAAACTTCGGAGTAAACCGCTTTTAACTTCAAAAACGATTCTTCGTGGAGGTGGAACTTAGGATCTTTCTTTACATATAGGGCTAAATGTACCATTTCATGGAGGAGTGTGGCAAAAATGGTAGTAAAATGCCCACAAGCTTCAGAACTTATTTCAATTTGCATTTCAACTTCGTCAAAACATCCGTAGATACCGGGGTCACTTATGACCTTGAACTTGACTTTAGTAGATCTAGGCATTTTTAGTTTGTTAAAGGGCGGCAGTTTACATGCCATGTCATACAGGTGGGCTAAGTTTTCAGAGGTAAGCGTAGTAAGCTTCATAAAAACCTAGAAAGACCAAGTTAAAATAACGAGGGCGAAGTCTGGCTGGGTAAAAAGTAAAGTAATCATAGTAGTATTTTACCAAAATCTATTGTACAATAGGGAATAAGCTGCAAATTCTAATCAAAGGTGTAATCAGCGACACATAATGAACCAAGAAGTACAACAAAATCAAGAAGCTAACGTAGAAGCCGACGCTAATAAAGTCGTGATGATGCCTCACATCGAGGAAGGTGTACCTATTCCTAAGCATTCTCGCGAAGCTTTACCGGAAATGAACAACGAAGACCAAGTAAGACTTAGATCAAAAACATATAAAGAGTTAGCTGATTTAACTGGGCATGACATAGACCCTACCCCTGAACAAAGAGAAGCCGCTGAGAAGACGATGAAAGAAATGATTGCCAACCCAGGTAAAAAACAAGATTTAAAGAAGTATGCGAATGATCAAGTGGCATATTTAGGTGGCTTAGTAGATGTGTATAACCACGCTATCGTGGATGACCTAGCAGAATTGAAGCAGTACGTGGTAGCTAAATTAGTTTACGCAGTAGAACATACACAGAATGTGAAAGAACAAATCGCAGCCCTACGCAGTATAGGCGAAATAGACGGGGTAGATGCATTCAAGAAGAAAACAGAAGTGATACATAAACATGAAACCATGGAAGAAGTTGAGAAAGAACTTATCACGATGCTGACGGAGTTAAAACAAAAAGTACTTAATGAGAGAGAAACTGACACTATAGATGCAGAACTTGTAGAAGATGACAGAGACGAAGCCCAAGATAACGAGTAAAGAACTTGCGGAGTTAGAGGCACTCTACAGTGTAGCAGACCCCACAGAAAAAGTTAAACTACAAAGACTCTTGAGAGCGTATAAGAGTAAGATAGTTGAGAAGTCGGGTAAAGAAAATTTTCTAGACTTTATACAACATGTGTATCCGGGCTATATCATAGGAGAGCATCATAGGAAACTTGCGAATATATTTGAGGACATTGCTGCAGGCAAAAAGAAACGAGTTATTGTTAACATTGCTCCGCGACACGGGAAGTCAGAACTTATCTCTTACCTTGCTCCTGCTTGGTTCTTGGGAAAGTACCCACATAAGAAGGTTATTATGGCGTCGCATACGGCCGACCTTGCTGTTAATTTTGGTCGTCGGGTTAGAAACTTGGTTGGTAGTGACGCTTATAAAGACATATTCCCTCAGGTAGAACTGCAGGCTGACTCGAAGAGCGCATCAAGATGGGGAACGAACTATAATGGGGAATATTTTGCAATTGGTGTTGGTGGTGCCCTCGCTGGTCGCGGGGCTGATCTTTTTATCATTGATGATCCGCACTCTGAGCAAGATGCAAAACTTGGAAGGCCTGATGTCTTTAAGCCTGCTTGGGAGTGGTTTCAGTCTGGCCCTCTTCAACGTCTTATGCCAGGTGGTTCGATCATCGTAGTGATGACAAGGTGGAGTAAACTTGATTTAACTGGTGAGATTGTGAACCAGATGATTAAGAATGAAGATGTAGATCCATGGGAAGTTGTTGAGTTTCCTGCTATTATAGAGAATAAACAAGGTGAAATGGAGAGCCTCTGGCCACAGTTCTGGCCACTTGAAGAGCTCATGGCTAAGAAAGCCGCGCTTGATATTCGGTATTGGAATTCGCAGTACATGCAGAATCCTGTATCAGAAGAAGGTGCGCTGATTAAAAGAGAGTGGTGGAAGATATGGGAAGGTGAAACTCCTCCTCAATGTGAGTTTACGATAATGACACTAGACGCGGCTCAAGAAGCTAATAACCGTGCGGACTTTAATGCGCTTACCACATGGGGAGTCTTTTTTAACGAAGAAGTCAATAATTATAATATAATACTGTTAAATGCAATTAAGAAACGATTAGAGTTTCCAGAGCTCAAAGAACTTTGTATAGAAGAGTATAAAGACTGGGAACCTGATTCATTCATAGTTGAAAAGAAATCTAACGGTGCTGCACTCTACCAAGAGTTTAGACGAATGGGTATTCCTGTCGCTGAGTATACTCCGGGTAAAGGGCAAGATAAGATCAGCCGCGTAAATGCAGTATCAGATTTATTTAGAAGTGGTATAGTGTGGGCTCCAGATCATCGATGGGCACACGAGGTAATCGAGGAGTGTAATGATTTTCCAAGTGGAGCAAACGACGACTTAGTTGACGCAACAACATTGGCATTAATGAGATTTAGACAAGGCGGCTTTGTAAGATTACCAAGCGATGAAGCTGAAGATATACCAGGATTTAAAAGTTCACGAAATAGATTGTATGCAATATGAGTAAAATAGTAACACCATGCAAACAGATATGTGAATTAGATAATGAAAAACAAATATGCAAGACTTGTAAGAGAACGGAAGACGAAATAGCAAATTGGTTAGATTACTCACCGGCACAACGCAAAGCAGTGATGAAACAAATCAAGGATAGATTATGGCAGACATAGATAAAAGTTTAGCGCAAGCACCTCAAGGCCTAGAAGAATTAGCGATGGGTCAACCAGACCTTTCTATTGAAATTGAGAATCCAGAAAGTGTTACCTTAGAAGATGGTAGCATGGAAATTACTATCGTCCCTGGCAAAGAACAAGACGATGAGTTCAATGATAACTTAGCAGAAGATATGGACGAAGGTCAGTTGACTCAATTGTCAGGTGATTTAGTTGGTGAGTATGATGCCGATATTAATTCGAGAAAAGATTGGTTAACAACTTATGTAGATGGCTTAGAGTTACTAGGTCTAAAAGTTGAAGACAGAACAGAACCGTGGCCTGGGGCATGCAATGTGTACCACCCCTTGATGACAGAAGCGCTGGTTAAATTCCAAGCTGAAACTATGATGGAGACATTCCCAGCAGCAGGCCCAGTTAAAACAGTTATTGTTGGTAAGCAAACAAAAGAAAAAGAAGATGCTGCCGAACGTGTAAAAGATGATATGAATTATCAACTCACGGACATGATGCCTGAGTATAGACCTGAACATGAAAGAATGTTATGGGGATTAGGTTTATCTGGTAATGCATTTAAGAAAGTTTATTACGATCCTAATCTTGAACGTCAAGTGTCAATGTATGTTCCTGCTGAAGATATTGTAGTTCCATACGGTGCGTCTAATTTAGAAACAGCAGAGCGTGTGACACATGTCATGCGTAAAACAAAAAATGAATTACATAGATTACAAGTTGCAGGATTTTATCGCGATGTAGATTTAGGTGAACCATTCTTAGATATTGATGAAGCTGAGAAAAAGATTGCAGAGAAGTTAGGATTTAATCCTACAGAGGATGACAGATATAAAATCCTTGAGATGCATGTTAATTTAGATTTAGAAAATGGTGATAGTGAAGATGGTATTGCATTACCTTACGTAGTTACAATTGAAAAAGGCACAGGTACTATTTTAGCTATTCGTCGTAACTGGAATCCAGATGACAAATTAAAAGCTAAGCGTCAACACTTCGTTCACTACGGTTACATACCAGGCTTTGGTTTCTATTGCTTCGGTTTAATTCATTTGATAGGTGCTTTCGCCAAGTCAGGTACTATGATCTTACGTCAACTTGTTGACGCAGGTACTCTATCAAACTTACCAGGTGGACTTAAATCACGAGGTCTACGAATTAAAGGCGATGATACTCCGATTGCACCAGGTGAATGGCGTGACGTAGATGTACCAAGTGGTGCAGTGCGCGACAATATTTTACCGCTTCCATACAAAGAGCCAAGCCAAGTTTTAAATCAATTAATGAATCAGATCATTGAGGAAGGACGTCGTTTTGCATCAGCTGCCGATATGAAAGTATCTGATATGTCCGCTAACTCTCCAGTGGGTACTACATTAGCGATCCTCGAACGTACATTAAAAGTAATGAGTGCTGTACAAGCTCGTATTTACTATGCAATGAAACAAGAGTTTAAATTACTTAAAGGTATTATTCGTGACTACACACCAACAGAGTATTCATATGAACCTGAAATTGGTGATCGTCGTGCTAAACAATCTGACTATGACAATGTAGATGTGATTCCAGTATCAGATCCGAATGCTGCAACGATGTCACAAAAAGTGGTTCAGTATCAAGCTGTTATGCAAATGGCTCAAGCTAACCCACAAATCTATGATCAGGTAGAACTTAATAAACAAATGTTAGAAGTACTCGGTATTAAAAATATTGGCAAGTTAATCCCTAGTGCTGATGATCAAAAACCGAGAGACCCTGTGTCAGAAAATATGAATATTATTAATGGTAAACCAGTTAAAGCATTTATTTACCAAGATCATGAAGCTCATATTAGAGTGCACATGGCAGCGATGCAAGATCCAAAGATACTACAACTTGTAGGACAAAATCCACAAGCTAATGCAATTCAAGCTGCAGCTATGGCACATATTAATGAACACGTAGCGTTTGAATATAGAAAACAACTTGAAGAACAACTAGGTGTTCCATTACCTAAACCTGATGAAACATTACCAGAAGATGTTGAGTTTGAATTATCTAAAGTAATGGCTGAGGCTGCACAAAAATTAGCGGTTAAATCTGCTGCTGAAGTACAACAAGAACAAGCGCAACAACAAGCGCAAGATCCAATTATTCAAATGCAACAACAAGAGTTACAACTTAAAGCACAAGACTTACAAATCAGAGCACAAAAAACACAAGCAGATATTCAAGCTGAACAGACTAGATTAGAACTTGATAAGATGCGTATTGAATCACAAGAACGTATTGCAGGAGCTAAACTAGGTGCTGATACTGTAATGGCTAATAAAGAGTTAGAAGCTAAAGAAATACTTGAAGGTGCTAAGCTAGGTATCAGTGTAGTAGGCCAAAAAGAAGAACGTGCAATTAGAGAAAAACAAATGGACTTACAAAGGAATCAACAAACACCACAGGAGTAGTAAATTATGGACCAAACGCTAGAGCTATTATTGTCTCGAATAGATGATCAGCGCAAACAAGTTTTATTAAATTTAGGAGACGGAGCAGCAAAAGATTTTGCTTCGTACCAAAATATGACCGGATATATACGAGGTCTATCCGTCGCAGAAAGTATCATAAAAGACCTTGCACAAAGAATGGAGACATTTGAAGATGAGTGACATACTCACAATGAATAAGAATTTGGTAGATGCAAATGGTCGACCGATTGTTATTCCAACGCTAGACGCAGTAGAAGCAGAAGATATACCGATTGAAGAACGTGGTTTACAGTTACCTGAACCTAAAGGATACAAGATACTTTGTGCAATTCCTGACGCTTCAGAAACATATAAAGGCGGTATTGTAAAAGCAGATTCAACTAGAACTATAGAAGAACATTCAACCGTAGTTTTATTTGTAGTAAAAGTAGGTGATTTAGCTTATAAAGATGAATCAAGATTTCCTACTGGTCCATGGTGTAAAGAAGGTGATTTTGTTTTGACACGTGCATACGCAGGTACAAGATTTAAAATCCACGGAAGAGAATTTAGAATCATCAATGATGATACTGTAGAAGGTGTTGTCGAAGATCCTAGAGGATACACTCGTGCATAACGTTATATTAACGCAAACAAGGAGAAATAAATGGCTGACGTAAAAGATGGTGATATTGTATTTGAATATCCAGACGATGACGAAATACCAGGTAGTAAATTACCTGATGAAAAAGAAGTTGATTTAAGTCCAAAAGAAGCTCAACCTAAAGAAGTTAAGGTAGAAGCTAAGGTTAACGATAATGATATTGACCTTGAAATAGAGGACGATACACCTCCACAAGATAAAGGTCGTGAACCTTTACCAAAAGACGTGGTAGAAGAATTAGAAAAAGATACGCTTGATGATTACTCTGAACGAGTTAAACAACGTATGGCGCAGCTTAAAAAAGTTTGGCATGACGAAAGACGCGCTAAAGAAGCTGCAGATCGTGAAAGACAAGAAGCGATTAAATTTGCCCAACAGATTGCCGAAGAGAATAAGAAGTTAAAAACAACTTTAAGTTCTGGCGAAGCAACTTATATTGAGACGCTCAAAGTAGGTTTAGAGAATCAGCTTAATTTAGCTAAACGTGATTATCGTGAAGCATATGATTCAGGTAATACCGAGCAAATCATTGAAGCTCAACAAAAAATGAATGATGCTCAAATGCGTTTGTCTCAAGCTCAGAACTACAGGCCTCAATACGAAAAGACTTTACAGGAAGCTGAAAATCCTGTATATATACCACAAAATGAACAACCTTCATTTAAACCAGACGACAAAGCTTTAAAATGGCAAGAAAAAAATGATTGGTTTGGTTCTGATGAAGAGATGACAAGCCTTGCATTAGGCTTACATGAGAAATTAGTTAGAAGTGGGATCAGTCCTACATCTGATGAATATTATCGTCGTATAGATAGTAC